GTTAATAAAATGACTGTTAGCGAGGAATCTCGCCCACCACGAAATGTCATGATGCAGAAAATTTCATTAGAGGTCTACAATCCAGATCACAGCAAAAAATGGAACCTTTATAGTGAAAAGTGGGAACAGGTATAATTCAATAATAGGGGAGAGTTGAATGAATACATTATTAGTATCTATTACTGATTTTATTCAGTTAGCTTGGGAGCGGCTCACTGATGGATTTGTAATTAAAACTGTAATGGCGATATTTGCTACTATTGGCATATGGCTTTTAGGATTAAAGCATGTTCAGGTGTTGGGAATTTTTATTTGTTTAGTGTTCATTGATTTGCTTACAAAGTGGGTGGCGATTGCATATCAGATGTTGTTAGATATGGGGGCGAGTCCGGAAAATATCAGAATGACAGATAAATACTGGGCGATTCCTGCTGCATTTGGGAAAGGGCTCATATCATCTAAGCATATGCGTAAGCCGTTTGGGGATAAAGTACTATCCTATGTATTGCTTACGTCAGCAGCATGGTGCTTTGATTATATGGCACAGCCCTATACGTTCGCCGTAACCCTTGTGTGGACGTATTTAGGTGGTACAGAATTAACCTCTATATTGGAAAATATGCGGGATGGCGGCAATCCGCTTGCGAGCAAATTATTGGATATTGTTAATGAAAAACTTGATTCTATTTTAAAAAGAAAATAATTTTTGTAGGCACTGGCACATATGCTGGTGCCTATTTTATTAAAGGAGGAAATGGATATGAAAATTGGGGAATACTTTGACGATTATGAATTTGCATGTCATTGCGACCGACATGGGGTTGATGCTGAGGGGCGTAATGTGCTGGATCACTTTATCGACAAGCGACTTGTCGATGTATTGGATAGAATCCGGGAACGGTTGGGGGTTCCGATTACAGTTAACAGTGGCTATCGATGCCCTGAACACAATGCAGAGGTTGGGGGTGTTTCTGATTCTCAGCATGTGCTAGGGACGGCAGCAGATATCACCTACGATGGCATCGATGTTGATACGCTAGCAGAAATTGCGGAGGAATGTGGAGCTGATGGCATTGGCAAATACTACCATCAGGACTTTGTACATGTTGATGTGCGGGGATATGCTGCACGTTGGGATGATTTATAATCGGAGGTTGAAATGAATGAAACATCAATCATTACTAAAATTAGAAATTTGTTTCAAAAGCCTATTGTTCGTGATATTTGTATTGTTGTTTTCATTGGTGTTTTCTTGTACAGTTTTTGCAGAACAGCCGAATATGTCTACACAAACTGGTTTGGACGAACCAACCATAACCGTGCCATTGACGCAGTGGAACAGGGTAAAAAATCAAACGAGTCAAGCATTGAGCTTAATAAACGCATCCAATCTGAAATTGACCGAAGCACAATCCTTAACCATGAGGCAGAGCGACGAATTGAACAGATTGAAGTCTATCAACGAGAAGCAAGCGAACGAATTGATGAAAGCAAAGCAAGACTCGATGAAGCAAAACGACTACTTGAATCAAACCAACAAATATTTAGAGATTGCGAACAAGGAAATTCAGCAATCAAAGAGAACGGAGGCTCGACTCCATAGACAACGTGATATATGGGCCGTTGTTGCTGGTGCAGCTACCTTAGGGGCCATAGTGGCTGCAGCTAAATAATACTATTATATGTAAAGCCTGTTAGAATATTTTTGATGTTCTAACAGGCTTTATTTTTTTGCCAAAATAATATTATGCTTTTAATTTCTTATCAGATAAATAAAATTCTAGGCTAATTGGGTATTTTGAACGTCTAATAATACATACAAAGTTCGTATTTAGCTTAAAACGGTTCACCAAATCATTTAAAAGCGAACTTTCAAGAGTTTTATCATGGAACTCTGAAAGTTCGTTTTTATAATTAAAGACAATTTCAATGTGATCTTCATATATAGTTACATGATGAACAAAAGCCTCTATAATCCTAGCACGCCCACGTAGGGTGCTAGGATTTTCTTTTGCCATTTTTAGCAAAAAGAAACGGATATGATCTTCAGTAAGTTCTACAGGGATAATGGTATTTTCGAGGTTCGTTTTTATCTCAATCTGGTCTTTTAACTCTTGTTCGGTAGCCTCAATTCTGTGTTTTAATACATCAGAAATGAATCCATTTGCAATGGCGGTCATATAATTGTCTAATGATTTTTTCAAATCACGAATATGAGCGTCAATTATATTAATTTGTGCAACAGTTTCGCTTTGAAGATTTTTACCTGAGCTGGCAGCATATTTAGCTATTTTATTAACCACATTAGGTTTATTTAGTATCGCAAGGGTTTGGCTTATGACAATATCATCAAGAGCATCTCGTCTAATATTTTGAGCCTGACAGGCATTTTTGCGACGTCTATTACTGCATACGTAATAATGGTGCAGGGTACCTGTTTTAGATGTACCCGTTGAGCCCACATAATTTCCTCCGCATCGTCCGCATTCTAGCTTTCCGCATAGTTGGTATAGCTCACTTCGATTGCCTTTATTTCTAGCACGCAAATTTCGTTTGTGCTGTGCTTTTTCAAATATACTCTTATCTATGATAGGGGGAATAGCATTTTCTATGCGTTCTGATCCCCAAGAATAGACTCCTATATATTTTTCATTGCTAATAATGGCCTTGATGCTGTTTGTGTTGAACGGCTTGCCTTTATGGGTTAGATGCCCGTGTGCGTTCATATAGGATGCCATTTCGCTAAGCGTATGACGTTGTAAATACATATCAAATAATTTACGCACAACATTAGCTTCATGTTCGTTGATTTCTAGCTGCCTACTATTAGATAATTTGTATCCATAGGGGACAACAGTGCCTACCCATTTACCTTGTAATACGTTATCAGTCATTCCTCGCATTACTTTTTGCGACAATTCTGCTGAATAGTATTCGGCCATGCCTTCTAATACCGATTCAAGGATGATACCACTAGGGTCATCTTTAATATTTTCTTTAACGGATATAACTCGTATCCCATTTTTTCGTAACTTTGCTTTATATATAGCGCTATCATATCGGTTTCGACTGAATCTATCTAATTGATATACCAGTACATAATTAAAGGCTTGCTTATTGCTATCTAAGATCATTTGACGAAATTCTGGTCTATCATCCGTTTTAGCACTCAAAGCACGGTCTATATATGTATTTGTTATTGTGATTCCTTCACGCTCCGCATAGGCCATGCATTCTCTTATTTGGCCGTCTATAGATTCATCCCGTTGTTTGTCCGAGGAATATCGGGCATAAATAACACCTATCTGAGTAGTTTCGCTCATATGTTCGCTCCTAATTCAAAAATTAAAGGGGCATAGCCCCTAAAACTCTGAATTTATTGTTATATAGTAATCATTTAACCTTTTCAAAATATTTTTTGGCAATAGTGTAAGCCTAATATAATCCTCAAAAATTCGCAAGTTTTTGTCATTATCTGCTTTATTGTAAGGATTATAAATGCATAGCCTAAAATCATCAATAAAATTTGATTTAAGACTATATGATGGTAATAGAATTAAAACAGAAAGGACATAATTGTACAGTCCTAGTAATGAATCTCTATCTTGTTTATAAACTTTTCCTTCTATGGTTTTTACCAAATCGGGAATAAGAGTGGCATATAATGATGCCGGATAATTTATTGAACCGACACGAAACATGACAAAATTAAGATTATGGGCGGCTACATTTCTAAATTTCCTAATTATCTCTAAAGCAGGCGTTATAAAGCAGACCTTATTGCTGTAGTCTAATTCATCTGTTTTTAGCAATGCATTCACAAATTTTTCTTTCTGTGGACGTTTTAGAAATTTAACAAAATTTGTTGCTATGCTAAATGGTATATTTTTAAACAAAATCCATGGTGGTATATCATTATACTTTTTCTTATAGTGCTTACATGGATTTCCTAATTTTTCATTAGATGTTAAATTTGAGATTTTATCTTGTATATCATCTTTAAATAATAAATCAGATGCAGCAGACTTATAATTTCGTTGCTCTAAGTATTGTAATTGTTCAATACCGAAATCTTCAGATAATATATATGCTAAGTTTGTTTTACATATATTTTCAATAATCATACTGTATTTTATAGTTAGTGATTGAAATCGCTTGTCTATAATATATAACTGATATAAATATTCGATAGTTACCCCTTTAATAAAATTATCGTTTGGCATTATAACGTTTTTGTACCCATTAATCAAATCGTAATAAGACATATATTGCAATACATGTCTAGCAAAACATTCGTCTTTTATAGTTAGCCCACGAGATTTAAGCAGTTCAATTTGTTCCTCATATGTCTTAAATGGCTTTGCTGTTTTTAAGTCCATATAGGCCTCCCCCAAAAAAGAAAAAACCCCACTTATAATATAAGTGAGGTCGGTGGCCAGTACAATGTACTAGTAAGCCAATGAACTACTTATATTATATAGTATGCTTTCCATAAAATCAACGTGCAAAAATAACTTCGTCGCCAACCTCAATTATTTTGTTGCTAGGAAATGATCTATTTGTAGCTGCCTCTAGATTTACGTGCATTTTTTGAGGATTTCCCGCCATTGCTGCGGCGTAAATTTTAAGTGGAGAAAGGTATTCTTCACTTGTTTCTGATGAATCTTTAATACATACCGAGAAACGTTCAAATAATTCTGCTACAATTATCCGCTCGATAATTAAATCATATGTTCCTAACTCCTCTCCTTCAAGGTCTCTTACTGGGTTACCTTTTTTTACTATATTCAAAGGTTGTCCAATAGCTATATCATCATATTCCCCTGCATTAATTATAATTCTTGTTTGATCAATGATTTCAATTACTTTAAATGGATAGTTACTCATAATTGGCTCCTTATAATAACTAAAATGAGATGGATTCTACAATGATAAGAACAAATTCATATTATATATGTCTTTTGGATTCAATAAGATTCACATGTTGAGGTGAATCATGATCTGCAAAATTAATATGGCTCAGTTCATGCAAATAAGTTTTTTGATTTTCTGCATGCGATAATTTTGCATTTAGTATTACTGTATAGGTATCATCTTCGTTTTTTCTAACATATCCCCCGCAGCCAGTCGGTAAATTTACTAGCTTAACTATAATCACTCGTAATCGTCCCCCCGCTCCCTTTGTAATAACGACTTCGTGATATTTATAATACTTTCCATCTCGCTTTTTGATAGGCTCCGTTTTGCGTCTAATAACAACCGCAAATCGGGGTCATTTTTTATTTCCTCCGCTAATTCCGCCACCTCCGGATCATAATAATATCCATCATCCGTAGTAGGGTGTTCACCCGTTAGGAGGTAATCGATAGAAACGTTGAAAACGTTGGCAATTAATTTAATCATTTCAGCAGAGGGCATTCTTGCATCTGTTTCCCAAAGTGAGATTGCTGAACGGCCTACATTTAATTTTTCACCAAGCTCATCGCCTGTTAAATGTTGAAATTTTCTTAATTGCTTGATGCGTTGGCCTAATGTTTTCATTTAGAACACCTCCTTAGGTTGATTGTAACAAATTGTAAACAAAAATAAAACTACTCATTGAAAACTTTTATAAAAAGTTTATTTGACTTGTTACTAATTGCAAACTATAATGAGGTCATAAGATGTTACAAAATGAAAACAAAAAAGGAGGTGAGATAATGTCATATAACAAGCTGGCTGTGTTTAGACGAGAGCTGAATTTTAGTCAGCAAGAAGTTGCAAATATGCTTTCTATTTCAAGAGCTGCATACTCTTTAAAAGAAAATGGACACCGCAAGTTTAGTCAAAAGGAAATGGGAATTATATTTACAAAGTTTAAAGAAAGATATCCTAAATTAAATATGCAAGATATTTTTTTAACTTAAAAGTTTACTAATTGAAACTATATTCAGGAGGGTGATATGAATTACAAAGCAGGTTGGGGCTTTAAACCCATGGAAGAAATGCAGTATAAACATTGTGATTTTCTACCGATGGATTATGTCGAGGATTATTACAAACGCACAGGGATGATTGTTGTTACTCACTGGGCTTATACCAAAAGCGAATTTGAAAAAATCGTCACAAAGATAGAAAAGGTAATCGTAGATGTTAAAGAAGGAATTTACGATTACAACTATCCTACAAAGAGGTCAAAGCAAGAAACTCTTGAACGCAATCAAGAATACTTGCATCGACTGTACACTATTAAATTTGAACTTGATTTATAAAAGGAGGTGAACATTATGTCGTTAATCGATTTAGGTATGAATATTACGCTAATTACAGCATTAGTAGCTAGCATATTGTCATTATTGGGTGTGTAAGGAGTGCAAAATGTCGAATTTAAAGAAATGTTCGAAGATGCCAGATGCTTTATCAATGCTTGGTGATTTACCACTCGGAACGTTGGATCAAATGAGTGATATCCGAGATACGCTCAAAGCATTTGGCAGAAATGATATTCAAATCATTATTACTGCTACAAATATTGATGTAAAACCAATCAATGCAGGTGGTGATTTTGAATGAGCTGGGATGTAAGGCCTTGGCTGGTTGAAGATATGATTGATTTCTTTAGCCGGCCCGGGGTATTAGAAGAATTTGAAGAATGGAGGGAAGAATATTATGCAAATGGCGGACAGAACGGAAGCATTGAAATGGCGACATTACCGAATTACACAATATCGACGTCGCAGATCCGAGAGGCGGAATATGATGGCCCCTCAGCTTGCTGACATAGTTGAAGGCTTTATTTTTGGCACGTTGTTTATGTTGCTAGTATGGGGTGTTGCATATTGGTGGGTAACCGGGGAGGAGTTAATTCGATGGTGAAACGTTGTTATCACTGTGGGTATAAGCTTACCCCAAATATAACCTATAGCCTTTACAATACAGCCATTGGCAAAGTGGTTACTGTATGTAAAGACTGCCACTCCTCTCATTTACGAATGAGAGCTAAGCAAAGAAAAAGGGCTGCACTTGCTGGAACAAGCACAACCCTAGTTAAATAATAACCTAGTTACATTATATCATAAGAAAATTTTAATAGGAGCAATATCATGAACCAATTTACAATCGAATTCAAAAACCCAAAAGACTTAGCTAAAAAAATTAGCGAGTACAACGAACTAATGAATGGATCTGTTACAGAAGCTGAGCCTAAAAAGGCTGCACCAGCAGCTAGTGCTTCCCCTAAAGAAGTAGTAACACCACATTGTGATGTATCTACATTAGGACCAAAGGACGCTACCCCGGGCAAGCCTGTGGAGGTTAAGGAATCTACTGCAGAAGAGGTAACCGTCATTAAATCTGCTGAAAAAATAACAAATGATGCAGGACCTAAAGAAAATCCCGTAGTGGAGCAAGAACAGGTAGAAGTTAAGGAGCCCGCTCAGGATGCAGTTGAAGATGATAAAACTGCAAAGAAACAGGCCTTAATTGATAAGGCAAAAGAATGGTTATTAGCAGACCAAGCAAATCGATTGACACCATATATGGCATTAATGGGCAAACATAAAGTGCCGGGCAATAAAATTACAGTTGATAATTTAACAAAAGAATTAGCGGCTGAACTAATTACATTGATTGGTTAATTGTTGTTTAAGAAGGAGTATATACATGAACAATAAGAGCAATTACACACGAGTTGTGGAAATATTAAAGGCTGATAATAAAACATTGGAACGGGCGATGCAATTATCGCCTGAGGATGCTAATGAGTTCCAAGAGGCCCTAGATTACAATAATGCGGTTATTAAAGCATCACAATCTATTATTAAGGCCATTGATATTGTTAGTGAAGCCGATAAAAAGGCTGCAGCTAATGATAAGCAGGCCAGTGGAAAGAAACGAGCTGCAGAGTTGAAAGAAAAAGCGAATAATACGCCTAAGGATCCTACGCCAGCACCTGAGCCAGCTAAAGCAGGAGTAAATACTGATATTGATATTAACGAGTTATTTGGTTGATGCTATGGAAATATTGTATTCGTTTGAAATTCCAAAATTACATGATAGTGTAGTTCGCTATCAGGGATGGCAAGCGCCCAAAACTGTAATCTATCATGCTGATTGTGATGCCTCATTCTCTGCTACATGGCCTGAATATTACCATCCGGGCAATGGGTACTGTACACGAGCACACTATTATGTATGTCCTTTCTGTGGGCATCGTTCCAATCCTTCTCGAGAACATGTGGGGCTTATTATTAATGAATCTGATGCGATTCCTATTGATATTAGATTCTCTATTGTTTCTTGTAAAGATTGGGTTGATCTCCAAATGCAAGGACATCAGGTTGTATTGATGGGCGACCAGCTCATCAAACAGCCTAAGCGCTTTTATCAAACAATCAGGTTTTATTTTAAAAGTTTGAGGGTTCTTTTTATTGACGATGTAAAAGGTGAAAAGAAAGTCAATATTTATGATTTAGAGCATATTTCAGGCACTACAAATAATCTATATGGATATGTTGGCATGCTGCATCAATGTAGAACTAGATCTGCAGCAATTAACTATGCCACCCAATTTAGAATGTTATTTAAGGTGCTTCGTTTAGAGTTTGAAAAACGAATGTCAGCTATTACCGGTTATCGGGTTAAGGATGTTTATCAAGCAACGGGAGTATCTAATGAGCATGGGTATGGTGCTGGAATGATTTTCAATATGGCATGGCGAATGGCATTCCCTGATGGTCCTGCTTTAACAAAACCATTGTCTTTTCAACTTTGGGAATGGAGCAGAGCAGGTAATAAAGCCATTAACGCTGATGTTATTAATTTAGGCCGTCGTTATCATTCGTTCTATGATGCCTTAATCAGGGGACATAATATAACAGATTTAAAGCCGTTTATGCGTCGTTGGTTACATAAAAATCCGGGTTCAATCACAGCTTTTAAAGGGATTGTCATGTTGAGTGATGATATAAATGAGCAACGATTATTGTTAGATGTACTCAGCAGAAAGCAACATATCTTACTCAGAATATTTGATGATGCCCAAGCGTTAGTATTCTTGAAACGGTTTAGAAAGGAATATAAGAATCAGCTTATTCCGTTTTTAAGCAATCATTTTGAATGGGACATCATAACTATGTATTCACAGTTAGAAGCTGAAAACAAAGCATCATTCTGGGAAACACATCCCAAATTAAGGGATGTACATGATGAACTGGTTAATATTTTAAATAAACAACGTTTTGAATATGTGGAGTTGCTAAAGGCTGATGGATTAGCCGAAAAGTCAAACGGATTAGAATTTGTTATCCCTGAAACTGGGGCGGATTTAGTGAACATTGGCGTTGCGCTTAAAAACTGCGTCAGATCTTACACGAATAAGATTCAGCAGGGGCAATGCATTATTGTGGGTGTTAAAAAAGCCAATAAATTTGTAGCTTGCTTAGAATTAAAACCACTACAAGGCAATGGGGCATTGCTGGTGCAAGCAAAATTATATGCTAATAAATCAGTACATACTAACAAAACTATCAATAATAAGGTTCTTTCATGGGCGTATCGCCATAGAATTGCACCTAATACTTCGGATATTGATGTTAAATTGTTTGAAAAGCAGAAGGGAGCTTAATTATATGGCTTACAAAAAGGTGTTTGATGCTAATAAAGCCACTCGTGAGGAATGGTTAGAGTTTCGTAAGAGTGGTATAGGTGGCTCAGATATGGCCGCTATTTTAGGTCTAAGTAAATATAGATCCGCACTTGATGTGTGGATGGATAAGACTGGTCGGACAAAGCCAGCTGAGGAAGATGGAAACCGATTTACATATTGGGGTACGAAGCTTGAAAGCATTGTTGCAGACGAATTCGCTATTCGTACCGGGTATAGTGTCAGAAATAATAATTTCACACTACAATCCGTTGAATATCCGTTTTTATTGGCGAATATTGATCGGGAAATTGTAGGAATTGATGCGGGGCTGGAGTGCAAAACAGCCTCCGCATTTAAAGTGGATGAATGGCAAGGGGACAGCGTCCCCGATGCCTATTACATTCAGTGTCAGCACTATATGGCTGTCACTGGTAAAAAGAGTTGGTGGATCGCTGCATTAGTTGGTGGCAATGATTATTATTATAAAGAAATTCCTCGTAACGATAACGTTATAGAAGCAATTATTGAAGCGGCGCAAGAGTTCTGGTCTTTTGTATTAACTGACACTATGCCAGCTGTTGATGGATCTGATTCATGCCAAGAGGCATTGCGACAACTATATTCCAGCACTCAGCCTGAATCAGTTCAATTAGAAGATACCGCCGATATTTATGCTGAGGCGTATTTAAAGGCTAAGGCCGATAAAAAGGACGCTGAGGAACGGGCTAAAGAGGCTCAAAATAATCTATGCCAGCTATTAGCCAATAATGAAGTGGGCTATACCCAAAATCATAAAATCACATGGAAATACAAAAAGGCGATTGATGGATTTGATAAAAAGGGCTTGGCTGCAGATTATCCTGATATATTCAGCAAGTATGTGATAAAAAATGAGCCTTCCCGGAATCAATTCAGTTGTAAATAATGGAGGCTATATTATTATGACGGCAGAATGGCTTAAATCATTACTTGAAAAAGTCGATGATGATTATGAAATTAAAATTTTAGATTTTCGCAGTGAATTAGAGCTAGATATTAGCAATGTGCGAATTGATCTCGAGAATAAAGTAATCGTATTTGAGGAGGATATTAAATAATGGCAACAACTAAAGACGTAACTCTAAAAACAAGCAAATTAGCACCTGCAAAGCAGGATAATTCTCTTAAAGGAATGTTATCAAACGACAATATTAAAAACCGATTCAACGAAATTCTTGGTAAAAATTCGGCAGCTTTTATCTCCTCTTTATTGGCGGTCGCTAATAATAACGAATTATTGATGAAATCCGACCCAGCCACCATTATTGGTGCTGGTGCCACGGCGGCTGCAATGAATTTACCTGTAAATCAGAATTTTGGGTTTGCTTATATCATTCCGTTTCATAATGGAAAGACTAACCGTTATGAAGCTCAATTTCAGTTGGGCTACAAAGGCTATATACAACTAGCCATGAGAACTGGGCAATATAAGGCTATTAATGCAGTGCCTGTATACGAAGGCGAAGTGAAGTGTGTTAATCGCTTTACAGGCGAATATGAATTCGGTGAACGTACTGGAGATGAAATTATTGGGTACATGGCCTATTTTAAGCTCATTAATGGGTTTGAAAAGTTTTTATATATGGATATTGAGGAAATGCAGGCTCACGCCAAAAAGTACTCTAGAAATTATAAGGGAGGTACAGACCGCTGGGGCTTGACTGACTTCCATACGATGGCGGTTAAGACTGTACTCAAACGATTGTTAAGCAAATACGGTATCTTGTCCATTGAAATGCAAGGATCTAATGCGTTAGCTACTGCATTAGAAAATGACGGCGGCGTTATTACGATTGACAGTGAAGGTCATACAGTTACTGACTTTGATGGCGAAACATTAGATGCGGCTGGTGATACTTTTATGGTCGGCAATGATATTGTTGATGCGGATACAGGGGAAGTAATTGATGATAATAACATCAATGAAATGTTTGATAAATAAGGGGGATATATGTTTTTACGGAGTGATGTATTTCACCGCTTATTACATAATAAGCAAATGACGTTACTGGATTTTATGAAAGAGGCGCATTGCTCGCCTCTAACACTTGTGAAGGCATTGAGTGGCAAAGATGTGGTCCAATCTTCAACTCGATTTCGATGGGCACAGGCTTTGGGGTGCTCGGTTATGGATATATTTGTTACTAGATGGAAGTAGAGGGATGATGTTATGGCTAAGTTGACAAACTATTTTAGCCACGATGTAAGCGCATTAAGTGACCCTAAAATCATGATTATGATTTCGCTACATGGCATGGTGTCATATGCGTGGTGGTGGATTTTAATTGAACGCTTGGCTGTTGAGGAAGATTGCAAACTTCCTTATAACAAATTCACCTTTGCTGGGCTTGCTATAGCGTTTCAAATCTCAGACAATTTGGCTTTTTGGAAGCAAAATATAGCAAATGCTAAGCAAAACGTAGCAAATATAGCAAGTGCTAATTTGCCAGATTTGGTAGAAAAATTTATACGATCATTAATTGAAGATTGTAATTTATTAGATACTGATGGCACATATTTTTGGTCTCCATCTTTACAACGTAGAACTGCAGAACGTTTAGCAAAAACCAATGCAATTTTGGAAAAACGTAGAGAGGCCGGGCGTTTAGGCGGTTTAGCAAAAGCTAGCAAATACTTAGCAAATGCTAAGCAAAATATAGCAAATGCTAGTGATGGGCATAGCAAAAATTCTAGCAAGCTAGCAAACCTGCCTAAAGAAAAGAAAGAAAAGAAAGATATTATATTCTATTCTACTGATGAGCACGATGAAGTGAAGCAAAACGAAGCAAATGCTTCAGATGATATTGACATAAATGATCTGTTTGAAAAGTCCGACACTAAATTAAACGATACGCAATCTAAGGTCTATAAAGTCTATATGAACGAGATAGGAGAAAT